GTACTTAAATTTAGAGGAGTTGAAGCAGATGATATACTTGCTTGGATAACACAAAACATTTCTGATCGTTATGATCACACTTGGATTGTTTCATCAGATAGAGACTTATATCAACTAATAGATGAAAATATATCTATCTTTAATATTTTTGGTCGTAAAGAAGTAACTTTACAAACACTTCAAGAAGACTTTCAAATTACTCCATCAGAGTATATGCTTTCAAGAATAATTGAAGGTGATAAATCAGATAACATTTTAGGTATTGATGGTATCGGACCAAAACGTGCGCAAGGATTAGCAAAAGAGTATAAGACACTTGATAATCTACTAGAAGCCTTACCAATAAAAGGACGCTCTACATATATCAAAAATCTAAATGCAGGTAGAGAAAAACTTATCAGAAATGAACAGCTTATCAATCTTAAAAAGTATTGTGTAGACGCTATTTGTGCTGGTAAAGAAGGAGAAGATCCTCTTGAACGACTTGCTAGTTTGTGAGATAAAAATTGAAAAAAGCTCAAAGGCTCAATACCTAGAGAAAAAACTTAATTTAAGTTGGTCTTTTGAAGTTTATAATCACCTAGAACCATTTCATCATCTACGCGCTTGTATAGATGAAGATATAGAAATAAAGTCAGGAGAGATTCTACCTTTTCCTACAGGTATTTATCCGCAAATTTTAAACCCCCATTTTACAATTGAAATATCGTCTTTAAGTGGTTTAATCTACAACTATGGAGTTGTGATGGTTGAAGGTGTAACTTATTTTCCTTACACTTTTAGAGATGAAATTTGGATTCATCTTGAAAATAAAAATTCAAAAGCAGTAATCATACAGCCAGGTCAAAAAATAGCACAAATGACTGTAAAATTACTTCCACGAATAGTGATAAAATATGTTGATGAGATAGAAAAATCTAATTGGAAAATGGATTCTGGAAAATCTTTTATAAGACAAATTAAAGATATTATTCGTTTTAGAAAGAAAACAAAGGCAACTGAACACTATGATAGAGATACTATCTTAAAACTATATGGAGATAATAAATGAATGTTAGATTAATTTCGTATTCACAACCAGTTGATATGATTGGTATAGATAATGCTGAAGATCTTGTAGCGTATTGTGCTAGAGTATCTAATCCAGATAATCAAATGAATACAGAAACATCAGAAAAACTTTTAAAATACTTAATCAAAGAAAATCATTGGTCCCCTTTTGAAATGGTATCAGTTTGTATGGAAATTGAAACTACTCGTGATATTGCTCGTCAAATTTTACGGCATCGTTCTTTTTCATTTCAAGAATTTTCTCAAAGATATGCAAACCCAGAAGACTCACTTGGTTGGACTAATCGTGAAGCTCGTCTTCAAGATAAACAAAATCGTCAAAACTCTGTTGAAACTAATGATGCTAACCTACAAAATGATTGGCTTATCCAACAAGATAAAGTGAAGCTTGCTTCAATTATGGCTTATAATTGGGCATTAGAGATGGGCATAGCAAAAGAACAAGCACGAGCAGTGCTACCTGAAGGAATGATGCGTTCTCGTTTATATATGAACGGAACTCTTCGGTCATGGATTCATTATGTTGATCTTCGTTCTAGTCATGGAACTCAAAAAGAACATATTGAAATTGCAAAAGCTTGTGGTCAAGAAATTACAAAAATCTTTCCCTTTGCTGAACGTTGGTTTAATCCATCAGGTCAATGATTGCTTTCTTAACCCAATACTATAGGGGACTAGGACATAGCAATAGAATAAAATTAATCGCTGAAGAAACAGCGAAATATAGTGATGTATTAATAATTGATCAGCTATTCAAACCACCACTAAACTATTCAGTTGAGCACATTGCTTTTTTAGACAATGTTGAAATACCAAAAGGCCGTGATCTATCGGGTTTTATATTAAATGAAAATGTCACAAATTTTAGAATAAAAAAATTTAAAGAAACAATAGAAAAGTATCCAATCAAAACTATTGTTGTAGAGGGCTTTCCTTTTTGTCGTCATCAGTTTGCTTATGAATACTTTAAGTATTTAAACATTTGTAAATCTAATAACATAAAAATTATATTCTCTGTAAGAGACTTTCCTTGGGACGATCCACATGAAGACCAACTAAAAGACTGGGTTAATTTTACACAAAACTTAATCTGTAAATCTTATGCAGAAAAAGTATTGGTTCATGGCGATGAACAAATACTTCCACTATACAGCGATAGAACAAAACTTGGAAACTCGTATGAAGTGATTGAAAGTATTAAAGAACTTTTAGTTTATACAGGTTATGTTTGCGATGATAGCCAAATGCCTCATAAGAGAAAAAACAATCTGATCTATGTTAGTACAGGTCTTAATAAAGAAGAAGGTCTGTTAATTTTTAAAGAGATAACAAAGATTGCTCATAAGTTTCCAGATTATAAGTTTGTAATGCCTGTTGCTAATAGATATCTTAAAACTGGTTCTACTGTAAGAGATAATATGTTATTTGTTGAGTTTATCCCTGAACTCAATAAAAAGATTCAAGACTGTGCTGCTTATATAACTTACGGTGGTTACAATGCAACAATGGAAATTTTAAAAAGCCAAGTTCCAGCAATTATCATTCCAAGACAAGATGGACAAAAACTTGAACAGTTTGTAAGAGCCTATGTGTTTGAGCCGTATAAATACTTTAAAGTTTTGAACACACAAGAGTTTAATAAACTTGAAGAAACTCTTAATTTTGTTTTAACTAATATTCCTAAAAAATTTCAATTTGATTTAGATGGAACAAGGAAGTCTGTAAGTGAAATCCTCAAAATTTACAAAAGCTAGAGAAGATTGGCAGAAAAGAAATATTGATGAAGAGCTTAATTTAATTAGGCGTAACTTTGAGAGAAATACTCCTCTCAATTTATATAACTACATCTACAGCAGATACTCTTGGATCTATAAAACTATCATAGATAAAAGCATTAAATATAAACTAGAAAAAGCTGAAAAAGTTCTTCTTATTGGTAGTGGTATGTATCCATATTCTTTATTAGATATGCATCGTAGATTTCCAGATAAAAAGTATTATGGGATGGAAATAAATGAAGCAAGGGCTAAACTATCTAAACTAGTTGTTAGTAAAACACCTGCTAAAGATGATATTGTGATTATACAATCTGACGCTAATACGTATGACTTTAAAGACTTTACAGTAGATGATTTAATATTTATATCGTGTGATGTAGATTCAAAAGATATAATTGCTCAAATTATAAAAACAAGCGGGGCACAGTTTTGGATCTGCGCCCCGTATGAGAAGATTTGGACTAAAAATCTATTAGATAAGTGATTACTTTTTTTTATAAAGTTCTTTTAGTGGAATCACCTTGCGTTTATTTAAACGCTTTTTTTGTTTCTTCGGTTTAGGCATTGAACGCTGAAATACTTCAGGAACAATCATTTTGCTTTAACCGTCGTAACCGTTTGAAGAAGTGGATTTTTTACTTCTTTAACTGTAAGATTATGACCTGTGCGATAGAATTCAAGAGTCTCACGCTTTACTTCGGGATCGTACTCTTCACGAAGGCCATAGCGGTTATCACCGATTCTAATAGCCTTTCCTTCTCTCGCATCAGCTCCTGAAAGTGTTTTAGCCATTTTAGCTCCTTACATCATGTCCTTGATAACACGACCACCCATGCCTTTTGTTACATCTTCAGATGCAACTGACACTTTTTTATCGATTGCGCCACCAGGACCACCAGAGGTATCACCTGAACGGAAATTACCCATGTGTTTTGGAGCCTTCATATCTGCTGACCAAGCACCACCGTCTGAACCAGAACCGGTTTGTTTAGCACCTGTAGCAGCACCCCATGGCATAGAAGCAGAAGCTGCGCCTTCCATAGGTTGTTTAGCATTTTTAGAAATCATTGCCATGATTTAGTCTCCTTTATAAGATTAAGAAATCAGTGCTAGGACTGTTTCAGTCATGTTACCGCTGTTAGCACCGCCAGAAGTGGAAGCACGTACAGTAACTGTGTGAGCTGGATCACCGTTTAAGGTATCATCACCAACTGTGTAATAAGCGTTTGAGGTTGTATTCAACGCTGAGTAGTTAATTTCTGAATTTGCGTTTGATACGACTGCACGATCAACGCCAGTAGCATCACACCACCACATTTCAACACCATTAGTGCCAGCGGCTGCATGTGAAATTAAATTTGCTTGCTGATTTACACCAAAGTCTGAATTAGTGAATACACAATTTTCAAATTTGAGTGATACAGCTGTGTTACCAAGCTTTGATACGCAAGATGTTCCGCCAGCAGCTGTCGCTGAAGAACCTTGGAATGTAATGTTCTTGAATACGATTGAACCTGTGGAACCATCAGCAAAACTCATATCACCACTAATGATGACTTCATCTTTATCTCCCATGCCAATATATGCATAGTCTGAAGCAACTACACCTGTTGGTGCGGTATAAGTTCCAGGGTACATGTGAACTTCGTTACCACCCTGAGTAAGAGCAGCAGAAGGAATATCTGTAATTGAAGCTGGATAGCTATCAATGCCACGTTTATCTACAGTAGCCATATTATTTTCTCCTTAAGGGGTTTTGTTTATGATTTATTATCACAAAC